AAGCCCAAGAAGTTAGACTGGGCCGAAGGGGAGATCCAAGAGATAGAGCAGTAACTTTAAGAGAGTTAATTGATAGCGGTTTGGCAAGTGAATTATCAGGTAGTCCGTTTGATCCTAACGGAGTACCAGGAGTAGGAATAGAACCTCCAAAAAAAGACCCCCCAGACCTTACTGTACCTCCAGCCCCTACGGGCCTAGAAGCTTCTGGATCTTTTACAACTATAGTAGTAAGTTGGAATCAAGCTTCTTATGGCAATCATGCTTATACAGAAGTGTGGCGTTCCAGGAATAATGAAATAGGAGGGGCTAAACTGCTTACTACTAGTAGAGCTTCCATTATTTCAGACCCTGTAGATTATAATGAAACTTTTTATTATTGGGTTAGGTTTGTAAGTACTTCTGATATAACAGGACCTTTTAATTCTACTAACGGAGTAGAAGCTTCTACTGCAATTGATATTGAAGCTATTATGGTTTTGCTTAGTGAAGAATTAAAAAACCTTCCAGGTTTTCAAACTCTATTATCTGATATAACAGTTAGCCTTGGCTCTACTAGTAGAACACTACAAGCAACCCTAGAAGCAATAAACACTGCTGTAAATACCGCTACTGCAAATGTTAATACTTTAACTTCTTCTACTTCGCGAGTAATACGAGCAGATGATCCTCCTAGCACAAGAGCAGATAGCACAGATTTGCGAGTAGGTGATATATGGATAGATTCTAATGACGGTAACCAAATTTATGTGTGGACTGGTACTTGGAGCGCTACAGTTGCTGGTTCTACTTCTTCTTCTGATACCACTCTTCAAACACAAATTGATGCTAATGGAGTACTTATAACTCAAAACGCAAGTAATCTTCTACTAGTAGCAGGGGTTACTGGGGCCACTAATATTTCTACTTCAGTAAATATAACTACTTTAAATGCAGCTATTACTGATTCAACTACTGGATTAGCAGCAACAGCTGGCGCTATAAACGCTTTAACTACTAGAGTAACAAATACAGAAACTGCTACTACAGTAAATGCAACTAATGTAACAGCACTACAAGGCTTGTTAAATGGTTTTAGTGGTACCAACGCCATGTCTACTGCTATAAGTGGTTTGCAAGTAGATATTGATGCAAACGAAACTGCTTTAGGCGTTGAAATTACAGCTAGGGCTCTTGCGATAACTCAATTAACTAGTATTGTTGCGCAAAAAGCAAAAACTTTTATACAAGACAATGCTCCTACTGCTATAGCTGTAGGGGACTTATGGATAGATTCTAATGATAAAAATAAACTATACAGAGCAGCTTCAATAGGCGCAGATGAAGTTGCGTCAGGAGAGTGGGTAGCTGTTAATGACAAAAGTGGTATAGCAGTTTTTGCACAAGATGATGAACCTACAGGTTTAAATGTAGGGGATTTATGGTTTGATACTAATGACGATAAAAAACAATATAGGTTTGATGGAACTAATTGGCAGCCAGTAGATGATGCACGTATTAGTAGTCAAGCTACCGCTATAAGCAATTTATCTACTGCGGTAGGGTTAAGCGGTTCTGAAGCTACTAAAATAACACTTTTAGAAGCTGCATTAAATGGTCACACAGGTAGCAATGCAGTAGCTACTGCTTTAAACACTTTAACAGCAGGAGTAGCAACTAATGGCACAGCCATAACTAGTCTTACTAGTTCTATTACTTCTTTATCTGGATCAGTTAGTGTAAAAACTCAAACGTTTGTTTCTAATACTGCCCCTATTGCTATCTCAGCTGGAGACCTTTGGATAGAATCAGATAATAATAATAAGTTATACAGATCTACGGCTGCAGGTAACTCTAGTTGGGCTGCAGTAAATGATACTTCTGGTATTACTGTTTTTACACAGGCTTCAGAACCAACAGGTTTAAATGCAGGCGACCTTTGGTTTGATACAGATGATGATAATAAACAACACGTATTCGATGGCACAAATTGGGCAGGCTATGAAGACACGCGAGTTGCAGCTAATGCTAATGCTGTAACAAATTTAACTACCGCCGTAGGTTTAAGTGGGGCTACTTCTACTAAAATAACAGCTTTAGAAGCAACCGTTAATCATGGCACAACCGGAGTGGCCGCAACAGCTGGTGCTGTTACACAACTAGAAGCTACAGTAACTGCTATACCTGTAAATTTTAGACAAGCTAATGAGCCTGCTAATAATGTTTCTACTCTAGGGGATCTTTGGATTGATTCAGATGATAACCAGTTGTATAGGTACAATGGTAGTGCGTGGGAAAGCTCAAGGGATGCTACTTTAATAGCAGCTACTAGTGCTATATCATTTTTAACAGCAAGTGTAGGTGGTAATACATCTAATATTGCTTCTAACGCAACAGCTATAGCTGATGAAACAGCAGCTAGAGCTTCAGCTGTACAACAAGTTAATGCTTCTATAGGCACTAAAAACCAGACTTTTATATCTGATAGCGAACCTACTGCTATAACAGCAGGAGATATTTGGATAGACTCTAGTGAAAACAATCTTCTATATAGGGCTACTGCTCCTGGTAATTCTAATTGGGTTACTTTAAACGACGGAAAACCTAGAATTTTTACTAGCAACGACGCGCCTACCGCTGAAAATACAAATGATTTGTGGTTTGAAACTGATAACAGTAATAAACAATACAGATGGGACGGCAGTGAGTGGGTAGAAGTACGGGATGTAACTACTAGTGCTTCTGTTACTTCTTTATCACAAGCAGTTACGGACATAGAAGGCAACGCGGCCGCATCGTACGTACTGCAAGTAAACGCCAACGGTGCTGTTGCTGGTATGGTAATTGAAGCAAATGCAACCGACAGTGGCGCAACAACTACTGCTGTTCAATTTGTAGCAGATAAATTTGCTATATGGGACGGGGAGGGCGCAGCTAATAGCAACTCGATAGCGCCTTTTATTGTTACTGCAGCTACAGTAATAAATGGCGAAGACGTACCAGCTGGCGTTTATATAGAAAATGCTTTTATAAAAAATGGATCTATAGAAAATCTAAAACTTGGAAACATATCAGCAGGTAAAATTACGTTTGGCGAGCTGGAGGGAACTCTTATAAAAGCTAACACTGTAGATGCAGCTAAAATAATTGGCGGTGTTATACAATCTACGGACCTATCTAACAATAGTACCACTACAATACATGGCGGTAATATTATAACGGGAACGGTTAATGCAACAGCTATTATCGCAGGTACTGTCACAGGAACACAAATAAACGCAGATACTTTAAATGTTAAACATTTTGATAATGTTAGTGCTGATATAAAAAGTCACAGGGCTGATGGGGCTTTTGTACCATTAAGTGTAGAAGCCAATGTGCAGTCTTGGTCTGGTACTTATCCTGGACAGGTTATAGTCAGTCAAGAATCTAGTGCTGTTGTAAACATTTCATGTACCACGGACGGGGTCAGAAACAATGCTAAGTATAGGGTTGTAGTTTCAGGGGTGTATGGAAACGTTAGAAAGGGTACAATACAATACAGTTTTGATAACAGTAATTTTGTGTCTTTAAGTCCTACAATGAATGCACAGACGGGTACTTATAGGACTTACGTGTTTGTTTGGGACGGGCAGATAACAGGTTTAAGTAGTACACAAAGCACCGTTTACTGGAGAATTAATTGGAATGTGTCAGGCGGGCAAGTAAACTCTACGTACCAAGCTTTGTACGTAACAATAGATAATACACAATAATGAATTACACAGTATACACAACATCTTCTGGAGTAATTATAAGTACAGGTTATTCTAATGTAACTGACATAGCAGATGTAGGAGTTGCAAGTGGGCAGACGGCTGTAGAAGGAACTTATTCTCCTGGGCAATATAAGTTTGTAGATGGTACAGCAACTGCTATAGCTGAAGACCCTTTGGACTTTGTACGTGCACAACGCACACTATTACTGTCTGAGTCAGATTGGACACAGGTTGCAGACTCACCTTTAACAGATTCTAAGAAAGCAGAGTGGGTTACATATAGACAAGCCCTTAGGGATTTACCAGCAGCTGATCCAATAGTGTGGCCAACGGCTCCTTAATGGGGTACTATTAGTTATTATGAAATGTTACAAAGGAATAAACGACATGGGAATGAAAGGCGCATACCCGAAAGGGCCAACAAAAAAGAAACCAGCTAAGAAGAAAAAGAAATCTGTAAAGAAAAGTGGCTACTAAAAAGAAACCTTATAAAAAGAAGTCTCTTACAAAACGACAAGAAGCTTCTTTAAAACGGCACGGTAAACATCATTCACAAGCGCACATGAAATTCATGAAACGTAAGATGATTAACGGGTCTACTATGAGAGCTGCACACAAACAAGCTATGGCAAAAAAAGGTAAATAGTATAAAACATACGTGAAGGAGTCATGGATAAAATAAAAAAAGGATTTAAAATAGCCTATCAATGGCTATTAAGAAGGCTAAGAACTCGTTACAAAGTAACTGTTTCTTTTAATAAAGAGTACGGAGATGCTGACGATCGTACTTATATCACTAAAAAAATAATAACCCAAAAAGAAAATCACTTAAAGTTTCGCAATATAGAAGGTAAAGTTGTGGAGTATAGAAGTGCAGCTGGGCTTAATTACATAATAGAGGACGCTTAGTGCAACAAATACTTATAGGCATTGTATTGTTTTTAGGGTTTACTACTTATTACTTGTTTAACGAAAACAAAGTATTAAGTACAAACAACGCACTTTTAGAAGGTGCTGTAGAAACACAAAAAGAAACTATTGCTACTATACAAAAAGACTTTGCTTTACAAGCTAGTAGTTTATTAGAACTACAAGGACGTAATCAAGAGATTCAGCAAGAAATGACAAGGTACCTTGACATATTTAAACGCCACAACTTAACTAAATTAGCAGCAGCTAAACCTGGTCTATTAGAGCCTAGGGTAAACAAAGGAACTAAAGATGTATTTAATAGCATTGAAGAAGACAGCCGTAATATCGATAGCCTTGATAATGGCGTCCAGTTGCAGCCTAATCCCAACTAAGCAGGTAGAAATTTTAAGCAAGCCTGTTGAGAGGAACATAGTGCAACCTATTATGCCTAGGGAAATAGACCTTAAAGAACCCTATTGGTATGTAGTATCGGATAAAAACATAGATGAGTTTTTAGCTAGAGTAGAAAAAGACCAAGGGCAATTAGTATTTGTAGCTATGTCTATACCAGATTACGAGCTTATGGCGTATAACATGCAGGAATTAAAACGTTATATAAATGAACTTAAGGAAGTAGTTGTCTACTACCGAAAGGTAACAATTGACAAACCAGAGGAATAATCTGCTAGAATTAAGGTTGTGAAACTAATAGGAGAGTAAGAATGGTAGAATTAATAATGTGGGTAACAGCAATTGTAACTTGTAGTTCAATTGTTGCTGCGGTAACTCCAACACCTAAAGACGACGTTTGGATTGGTAAGCTATATAAGTTTATTGATATGTTGGCTTTAAATATATGGAAAGCAAAGGAGAAATAAATGGCTAAGAAAGCACCAGAAGCGTTTGTATATAATGTAACATTAGATAGAGTAGTTGATGGTGATACTTTCGATTGTATTATCTCACTTGGTTTTGACTGTTATCTGCACAAGCAAAGAGTTAGGCTAAGTGGGATTGATACGCCAGAGTCACGTACCCGTGATCTCGAAGAGAAAAAATTAGGTCTTGCTGCAAAAGAAAGACTAAAGGAACTATGTGAAGGAAAGTTCAAAATTAAATCATTAGGTAAAGGAAAGTATGGTCGTATCCTTGGCATACCTTATACAAAAGATGGTAAAGATATTTGCCAAATACTAATAGACGAAGGACATGCAGTGGAATACCACGGCGGTAAAAAAGTCAAAACTTGGGGAGCATACTAATGAATGACAATACTGAAAAATTTAGCGGAGACATGAGCCGTAACGAGGTTGAAATTGACCTTAATAAATTCATGGCTATGGTTTCAGAAATTGGTGAATTAAAACAAAAAATCATGGAACTGGAGAATGACAAAGAACCTGATAATCCTTGGCAAAAATGGATATGGTTATCTAACATGATTGATGCTTGGAGAATATTCCCTAGGGCATTTTTAAGTGTATACATTATCCTACTTTACAAATGTACTATATGGTTTATGGATCTTCCTGCGCCAACATTTGAACAGTCGGGCTTGATTTCAGTAGTAGTAGGAGCAGGCGCAGCTTGGTTTGGACTATACGCAGGAACAGCTAAAGATAAAATCAACAGTAAGTAGCACATGGAAGTCTTTGACCTTATAGAAAAGGTCGGATTACCAATAGCTGGCGGTCTTGTCATGGGTTACTTTATATTTTTAATAATGAAACAGCTTATGGAAGGGCTAGTTAATAAGATTAAAACAGTACAAGGCATAACCAAAATGCTCATAACTAGAGCATCAATAATGAATAACGACATGATTCGCATAGACACAAGCGTGTCTGCTGCGCTCAACTTAAAGCCAGATCTAGGAAGGATTGCACGGGCAGAAAACTTTGTAGAAGATGGGAAGATAGACGCTAGGAGAGACTAATGGATGTAGTCACCTTAGTAGAAAAGTTTGGTTTTACTACTATTATGGTAGTCGGCCTAGGTTACTTTGTTTACTACGTGTGGATAACTATAACTAAAACTATTGACCCTGCAGTTGCAGAAATGCAAAAAACTATAATTAGGCTAACTGACCAACTTAGGCTATTAGATCAAGATATGATACGATTACAAGAGAAAGTAAACACTGTTTTAGAGCTTAAAGAGCAGGAGGTACTAAAACATGACAAAAAAGAAAAGGGGAAGACCCAGCAAAGCTGATATTTTAAAAAAACAAAATGCGGCTGAAAAAGATAAACTGCTACAAATTATATTAACTATAGGTTTAATATTATTTTTAGGAATTGTAAGCGTTAATGTCAAAGCAGACCAAATAGTACATAAATTTAAATCACCATCTTTTAATGGTGTTAATACTTCTAGTCACTATCTCACGATTGAAAACCAAGAGTTTAACAGACGGCAAACAATTAAAGACGAACTTAAAGCTGCTATAGAAGAAGCTGAAAGAGATAAAGAAAATTCTACGGTCCAAAGATTTATTCGTAATTTTGAATCACGAGTCTACGCAGAATTAAGTAGACAGCTTATAGCTAATCTATTTGGAGAAACTCCTTCTGACTCTGGGGTTATATCTTTAGAAGGTAATACTATAGAATACAGCACTGATGGAGATTTTTTAACACTTAGAATAACGGAAGCAGATGGTACAGTCACGGTTATTACAATTCCTATTGGTAGTTTCACTTTCTAGTTGCTCTATCTTTGACCAGTATGCTGATACATACGAACAAAGATTTAAAGCAAATGATGTGGTGCGAATAGATGAATTACAATCAC